GCGCGGGCCCTAGCACCGGCGGCAACGGATCTGCAAGCACCAGCGGCGGTTCTGGCGGCGGCGGCGGTTATGGTGGCGGCAGCAACACTTCCTATGCTGGCGGCACTGGCGGCGCGGGAGCGAATTGGACGATCACTGCTGGCGGCAAAGCTGGATCCGGCGGCGGCTCGGGCGGACCCGGCTGTGCCGGTTCAACTACGTTAGCCAACATGAAAGCAGGTTCTACTGGCGGTCTTTATGGCGGCGGCGGCAGCGGCGGCTGCGCCAACGGTATTGGCGGCTCCGCAGGCGGCGCTGGCGGTAATGGCGCAGTCATTATCGTTTACACGCCAACGGCGGGCGGCGGCCGCGGCGGCGCCAGGCTTTTGATAGGACTGTGAGCCATGAGCTTCACCTGGACCACCTTCCAGCAAGCCCTGGCAATCGAGATGGCGGTCCCAAATGGGAGTCCGGCCGACCCCCAGTTCGCGGCGATCGTTAACACCCTCGTCGATCAGGGCGAGCAGCGCTGCTATCGCGATCTCGATCTCCTCAACGCCACCATCGCCCAGACAATCGCGCTCACCCCCAGGAAGTCGACGCTCGACTTCTCGAGCCTCACGCCGCAGATCCTGATCCTCGAGGATGCGTGGCTGATCGTGCCAGCAGGCGTGACAGATCCGGACAAGGGAGAGCGGCAGCCGATCCATGTCGTGAGCAAAGAATGGGTGCGAACGATTTATGGTTTGAGCGCCACTGTCGGGCCGCCGCAATATTGCGCGCTTCGCGACGATCACACCCTCGTCTTCGGGCCGTTTCCGGACAAGGCGTACACCGCCGAGCTCGTCGGCAAGTTCCGGCCAGCGCCGCTCTATGGCGCCGCGCCTGGCGATGGGACGCAGACGACCTATCTCGCCTCGGTCTTGCCCGATCTCTTCCTGGCCGCGACCATGATCGCCGCGACCGGATATCAGCATAACTTCGGGGCCCAATCGGACAGCCCGCAATCGGCGATGTCCTGGGAGCAACAATACGGCGGGCTATTGCAGAGCGCGATCAACGAGGAGCAGCGCAAGAAGTTTCAGGGTTGGATGGCGCTCTCCTCGGTCAAGCCGCCGCTGCCGATGGTCCCGCCAACTCAGGGACCGGCAGGCTGATGCCATTTCAAACGGTCAAGCTATTACCGGGTGTTCGAGTCGAGCAGACGCCGCTCTTGCTCGCGGCCGGGATCGTGGATTCGAATCTGATCCGCTTTCGCGAGGGGTTGCCCGAGAAAATTGGCGGATGGAAACGATACTATCCCAATATCGTCAACGGAGTCATTTGTGAGCTCTGGCCTTATGAGGATCTCGATGCTCAAGAGCATGTTGGCGTCGGCATGGTCAACGGCCCGGTCAATGTCCTGACCAATGGCAATCTACTGCCGACCCAAGGGGCTGGGGTGCGGACAGACGTCATTGTCACCATCGCCGACAACAATGCGGTGTGTCAGGGCAACAAGTGCGCAATCTTCATTCATAAGGCCACTTACGTCAACGCAACGCCTCCTTTCACAACGGGCGCCGGGGTGCAGCAAGGAGGCATGGTCTATCTCCAGACCAATCATTTCATTTCTGGCTTCAGTCAGATCACGGCCAACACGCCGACGCTCGGCGGCCAGCCAGGGTTTTGGCAGACAGTGGCTGGCTCTGATACGCAGCTTCGGCTGCATGGGTATTATGGGGTGTTCAACGAATTCGGCTTCGCCTATTTTGACCCCGGCCATCCCTTCTTTTTCGGGTCTACGGAGATCGTCCCGCCCGGCTCGCCAGCTCCGACCTGGCCGCCTCCCGCCATGCCCTTGGCGTATCAAAAGACCTACATTCCGTGCGTCTCTTATTCGTACGACTGGGGCACCACCACCAACAACATTCGGGTCCATGCGCCGTATCCGCCGGTCGGGAAAAACTGGACCGAAGAACTGTCGGTGCCGTTCGGCCCCTATACCATCCACGGCTTTTACAAGACTTCGGAGAACCAAGGCGGCAATACCAATGGTTGGCAAGATCCGAATGGAGCCATAGGCTTTGGCGCGGTCATGCCCGCCACGTTCGACATCCAGGCGGGCGTGGACCTCACATCTGTTTCGGGCGGCAATCCCTTTCTGATCCCGACTGTCTCCGAGTATCAACCGCCATCGGCGCCGCCGCCGTCGCAAACAGTCGGCTCTTACAGCTACTTTGGCTCAGCGCTGGTTTGGACGCCAGCATATGCGCACGTTTCAGGAGGCGTTGGAACGACCACCGGACAAGACTGGACCATGCTCAATTTCGGCAGCGACTTGCTCGCCTGTCCGCTGAATGGGCCGATCCTTCGCTGGACCCCAGACCACCTCGGGACGACGAATGGCACGGTGATGCCATGCCCCAACTCGCCCTCAATCAACCGCGGCATCTTCCTTGCCATGCCGCAGCAGCAAATTGTCGCTTACGGCTCCTCAACCGAGGGCGTGCAAGACCCGATGCTGGTCTCATGGAGCGACTCCGGCGACTTCACCACCTGGCAGGCCGACGTCAAGAACCAGGCCGGAACCTATCGCCTGTCGCGCGGCTCATTGATTGTCGGCGGCATCCAGGCGCCGCAACAGGCGATGCTGTGGACCGATCTTGGCCTTTGGCTGATGACCTATGTCGGCTATCCTGACGTGTGGGGGTTCGCCGAGATCGCGCAGGGCTGCGGTCTGATTTCGCAAAAGGCGGTGATCGCCTCCGGGCCGCAAGTGTTCTGGATGTCGCATAAGGATTTCTGGACTTACACCAACAACGTCGCCCAGCCCTTGCCGTGCTCGCTCTGGGACCTAGTGTTCCAAGATCTCAACTATAATTACGCCCAGAATTTTCGCGCCGGTTCGCACACCAGCTTCAGCGAAATTTTCTTCTTCTTCACGCGGCGGTCCACCGGGGCGACCTATAATGACTACTATGTCAAGTTTAACCGGATGACCGGCGAATGGGACCACGGCGAATTGAATATCGGCGACTGGACCGACAACTCGATCTGCGGCGGCTCGATGTCAGCGATGATCCAGCCTGGCGGTACGACCTCGCTGATCATGGAGCACGAGTTGGGTTACGACGCCGACACTGATCCCATCCACTGGTGGTTCAAGACCGGCATGTTTCAGTTGGCCGAAGGCCAGGAATACATCTTCGTCGATCGGATGCGCCCCGACTTCGTTTGGCGGCGCGGGGGCGCTTCGCAGCCGGTCACCTCGCAGGTGCAGATTACTCTCTACACCTACCAGGAGCCAGACAGTCAGCTCGAGCCTGGCGCGAGCTATGGTCCGTTTACTGTCACCAACACCAGCGGTCCGATCGATCCTCGAGCTCGAGGCCGATACTTTGCCATGCGAATCGAGGGCGAGGATCTCGGGTCGTTCACAAGACTGGGCGCGGTAAAGTTTCGTTTCGGGCCTGATGGTAGGTCAGGGTGATGGCGCAGCCCCTCGTCCAGCAATCTGGCGATCTCCAGACGATCGTCCAGGGCATTCAGGAGATCACCAAGGCGATTGCCCATGTCACCAGAGGCATCGATGTCGGCAATGGCACGCTGCCGACGGTGGCGGCGTCGATGGATCGCATGTCAGCGTCGATCACGTCGGCGATGAGCAATTCTTTTCCGGCGATGGTCGGCGTCGAGTCGGCCGCGACGGCGACGCCGCCGTTCGAGCCGGACGGCTATCTCACCCTCAATATCCCTGGTGTGGGGCCGCGCCGCATCCCCTATTACAGGTGAAAATATCGGCGTATAGCTGACACAAAGAGGCGGCTGACATGGGCAGCAAGGGCAGCCAATCCGGCTTTGGTTCGCCGACCTACGGCGGGCAGGGCGGTTATTTTGGCCAGCCGAACCAGCAGGGCTGGGGCCAGCAAAACCAGCAGACGAACCCACTTTTTAATCAACTGAACCAGCAGGCGTATCAGCAGGCTGGCTATCAGCCGAACGCGCAGGGCCAGTACGGCCCGCAGGCGACCACTCCTGCTTCTCCATCGGGCGCTTCTCCTCCATCGGGCTCTTATAGCGCGAGCGGCCAGCCATACCTGGGCACTCTTGAGCGGATGTCTGGCCAGCAGCCGATCCCTTACACCGGACAGCAAGTCGCCCAGAATCCTCAGTGGCAAACCTCGTCGCAAATCTGGCAGGCGGCTCATCCTGGCCAACCTGTGCCGCAGGATGTCGCCATGACCGGCACCCCGACAATACCGCAGGGCGCGGCGACGACTGGCCCGGCAGGCGCCTATAACCAGCAACTTGCTCAGTATTGGGGAGCCATCCAGCAGAACGCCAACAACCAGAGGGGTCCGCAACTGTTTAACGCGGGTCCCCT